GTATCAAAGTTAAGATCATTCATATCGTGGCAATACATTATATAGATTGTAAAATCATCTAATGTTTTTTCTTGTGTCATAAATTTTCTCCAAGTTAATTGTTAATGATAATGACGACGACGTTGTATAGCTACTGCTGTTACTCCACGCCACGTCGTTTGCAGTTTTCAATATCAGTATTGATAGTTGAATTTGATGTCGATATATTTAATTTTAGATTGGTAATATCTTGATTTAGTTGCTAGATATTTTTTGTAGTAGTCCATTCGTCTAACAGCGTGACCAAAGTAATAATATTTTGAAGATAGTTTTTGACGACGACCATCTTTCAATGTGATTATAATTTCAAACATATGATACTCCTATATATAAACAATCGGTGGTTGATAAGCATAAAAAAAGAGGTGGCATTTCAACCACCTCTTAGGGAGAATTGGTTTGTGGATTAACCTTTAATTAAAGCGTCAATCTCGTCTAGTTCCATTAACTTGTTCTTAGAACTAGATGACTTTGAATTTGGAGTCCAATCTTTGCCAACTAATTTCTTGAAGGCTTTGGTATCAGCTTGGTGTCTGTCAGAAAGCTCTTCAAGTTCAGCTTTCTGAGCCTGAATTACGAAGGTTAGCTTAGACATCTGAACGTGGATGACTTCTTGTCCAGAGTATGTCTCACGAAGGTCTGCAAGTTTGACTCTGTTCTCAGAAATTTGATCAGACTTATATTGTATGCTGTTAGCAGAAGTGTAGCAAGCGTCTCTAGCTATTGATTCTCTAAGATATGTTAGTGAATCTCCAGAATGGTAGTTAATAACGGCTAATTTTAATTCTACTAAGTTCTTAGATTTTGTGGTATTTCTAGTCATAATATAGTCTCCTAAAAGTTTAAGTTATGATGCTTTTGCATCGTGATGTCATCCTTACATAAACAATGATAGACGATAAGCTACTACGCGTAATGACGTCAGTCATTAAACTAACGCGTAGATAACATTAACCCCCATACAAGTTAGGTAATGGGTGGTACGGACAAACTTGTATGGGGGTCATTTTTATGTGAGGTTGTCAGCACGATCCTTGCACAAAGCGTCGTGGCTTGAACTTTTTTCTAGGAGACTACATTATGACTAGAAATGGCGCGAAATCTTTTAGAACTTAGCAGAATTAAAATTCGTCGTTATGGTTTTAGTATGTCTTTTAGTACTAAAAAACTAGCATTGTGGAAGTTTCACTCATATCTTAGAGAATTGATAGATAGAGTCTTACGCTTGGTAAACTTATGGTGACAGTATAGAATGTTAGACTGGTCAGATTTCTGAGGTTAGTGTCAAACTCCTTCGTGAGATATGCTGTGGACAAGATGTTAGTCATCCTCAGATTTCTATGCTTACCGAAGTTTCAGGGTCAGAAAGATGAACTTCTTTCTGTCAAACACCACTGATAGTAAAGACTTTAAGAACCTCTAGTTGGTAAAGATTGGTGTACGAGGAATCAAAGTCATCTAGTTCTTTTAGAACAAGTATGGAAGTAGACGATATTTATGCAAAGGTTGAGTCACAAACCTAGTCTGCCTTAGAGGTGGCTCTGTTTGAAATGACGCAACTTTGGTTAGGCTTAGCAACCAACAACAAAGCTAGCGTGCCTTAGCACGCCAAGCATACAATTTGTATGTTGACAAAGCATATATGGATGCAATAGAAGGGGGACTAGGGGGTTGTTATGAGTTCAGTTTTAGACAATGGTCGTCGACCTTTGACAAAGAAACAAATGCTTTTAGTTGATACACTCGTAGCAGAGGGTTGTAGTATAGCAAAAGCCAGTCAAGAAGCTGGCTATGCTAGTGGTGAGTCTGGAAGAGTCACGGCTAGCAAAGCTTTGCGACTGTCGCACGTGCAAGAGTATATGATGAAGAGGATAACAGAGAGTTTGGGCGTTAATGCTACGCTTGCTAGCGCAAAGCTTGTGAAACTAGCCAGTGGTGCTAAGAGTGAGTATGTACAACTAGAAGCCAGTAAAGATATCCTTGATAGAGCTGGGTTCAAAGCACCAGATAAACATATGCATCTACACGCTGGTGAGATTAAAGTACAGATAGACCTTACTTAGTAGGTAGGGGGGTTAAAAAACGTTGTACTGTTACTGTTACTCCTCCCTCACTCGCATTTATTTCACAAAGGTTCGGTTTGTGCGTTGCTTACTATAATTTTTTTCCTTTATAAGCTAGAGTATGAAAGATAATACTAAAGTATTTTTAAAAGCTATAACCAATGCATTTCTCCCTGAGTTTATGGATAGTGATGAACTCAAGATGAGTACATTAAGCCAGGACACCCAAGATGCACTTCAATCATTTCTTGATGATCAAATGGGCGACGTCGACGAGGGAACATATAAGCAGTTTACTTACGAACATATAAATAAATTTTTTCAAACTAAGTCTATCTTTGAAGATAATAAAGAGGGTCCATCTAAACAACTCAAGACTATACTTGGTGGCTTTGGTGTAAGACGGACAGCAGATGGTTATAATGTTATAGACACTTATGACTTTCATCCAAGAAAGAAGTTTGTTGACACAGATGATGGTGTACTGACAGAAGATTCAAAGAAAGTAAATGTTGGCTACACAGATGTTGCATTACAGTTAGCGTATAATTTATTTACTGGCACTGGTGAGGGTGGGAGATTGTATGAACCAGCAAGGATGCTTGGTGGTATTCTACTTCCTGAGAATGAAGATAGAAGTCCTTTAGACCCAACGACAAGTAATAGTTTAGCTATTGATTGGAACATAGGTGAAGGACAATCTGTAAGACAATCTAAACTTACAAACTCAGTTTTAGCTGGCTTACCTTCAAAGCCAAAGAGTACATCAACAAGAAATAGGGAGAACTAATATGCCACCAAGAGGTGTTTATAAAGCAAGACAAGAGAGTCGTAATAAACCAAGCAGACCAAGTAGACCAGCACAAGAATCTAGGTCTGATCAAAGAGAACAAGAACGACAAGAGAAAGAAAGAGCTAGACAAGCACAAGCTAAAAAAGATGCACAAGCTCGTAAAGATAGAGAACGTAAAACATCTGTTCCTAAAACAAAGCCTAAGCCAATACAAAAAAGTCCTCAACATTCTTTTGCAGATAAACTAGGTCGTTCTCCTACTCGTGACCCAAGAGATAACCAAAGCCAACCTTCAGGAACATCTGCTGTTCAAAGAAATATTAAAATAAATAATGCTGTTAAGACGACGACAAAAGCAAAGATGTCACCTCCAGTTTCAAAGCCAAAGAGTCCGACTAAGTTTACAATCAAAGGTGGTACAATAAAGGGTGGTACTATTTATAAAGACCCAATCACTGGTTCTACACTAGCTGGTCGTGACACAAGGATGAAAGCTATAACTGATCCATCATCTGTAAGAGTACAAAGCTCAAGAGATGCAAGAACTGCTGGACCAAAAGGGTTCACTCGTAAAGGTTCTTTGATTGATATGACACCTGATACTGCTGGACCAAAAGGTTTTACAAGAAAAGGTTTAACTCCTTTCCAAGAAAAACAAGCTGGTATTATTAATAATATGAGCAACCCACAAGAAACAAAACTAGACCTTGTTACTAAAGAACCAGTACAAAATACTTTACTTACTGAGCTTTCTAAGAGAAGAAAGAAAAGACAAGGTAGTGGATTTACTGGAATAATGTCACAGATAAGATCACTGCTGGGATAATTGTGGATCCGATTACTGCTCTGGCGACGGCAAGTACTGCTTTCAATGTTATAAAACGAGGATTTCAAGCGTCGAGAGATGTGGAATCTATGTATAGCGATATCGGAAGATGGATGGGTGCTGTCTCTGATATCAACCAAGCAGAGAAGATGTCAAAGAATCCACCTCTTTTTAAGAAATTATTTGCTGGATCAAGTGTTGAACAAGAAGCAATGGATGCATTTGCCGCGAAAAAAAAAGCAGAAGCAATGGAAGATGAACTACGCAGTTGGATAAATATGGTTCACGGTCCTAATGCTTGGGCTGATTTATTAAAGATGCAAACGAAAATTAGAAAGCAAAGGCAAGAACAACTGTATGCTCAAGCTGAGTTTCGTTCTAGAGTAGTAAACATTGTTGGAATAATTTTGCTTTGTACAATACTTGGTGGTGTAATAATGTATATTGGATATTTATTTTATTTAAAAAGAACTGGAGAACTATGAGTTTCTTACACATTTTAAAGCCTGAAGAGAGAAGATTACTTAGAACTATTGTAAAGAAAGTTCACCTACAGTATGTTCCTAATGAGAATAAGTCTGATAGGGAAGCTGATAAATTGATAGCAACAATAGGTCCAGCTACAGTTGAACAACTACTCAAAGCTGGAAAAGATAACAACATTGACAACATTTAAATATAAACCTGACGGCAGAGTATTAAAGGAGTTTATGAGAGATGACTCATTCTTTAGAGGACTGCGTGGTCCAGTTGGTAGTGGAAAGTCGGTGGCGTGTTGTGTCGAGGTCTTTAGAAGAGCGTTGGCACAAAAGAAAAATGACAAAGGTATTCGTCGTTCGAGATGGGCGATTATTAGAAATACCAATCCCCAGCTTAGAACCACAACAATCAAGACCTGGCTAGACTGGTTTCCAGAAAATACTTGGGGAAAGTTTAGATGGGAAGTTCCATATACTCATCTTATTAGCAAAGGAGATATGGAACTCGAAGTTATATTCCTAGCACTTGATAGACCTGAAGATGTTAAGAAATTATTGTCACTTGAACTTACTGGTATTTGGGTTAACGAAGCAAGAGAAATACCCAAGTCAATAATAGATGCGTGTACTATGAGAGTTGGAAGATTTCCTTCAATGCGTGAAGGTGGTCCAAGCTGGAGTGGTATAATCTGTGATACTAACGCACCTGAAGAAGATCATTGGTGGCCGATAATGTCTGGTGAAGTTCCAGTACCAGATCATATTCCCAAAGAAGAAATCAAGATGCTTGTCAAACCTGATAACTGGTTTTTCTATACTCAGCCATCAGGTATGCTGGAAAAAAAGAATGAAGATGGCGACGTCGAAAATTATGTATCAAATGACAAAGCTGAAAACAAAAAGAATCTCTTAGGTACTTACTATGAGAATACTGTCAAAGGTAAAACAAAGTCTTGGATTGATGTGTATGTAATGAACAAACTAGGTTCAATCGTAGATGGTAAACCTATATATCCTATGTTTGTAGGAGAAACTCATACATCAAAAGAAGAAATACCAGTAGCAGATGGTCAACCAGTTTACATAGGATTAGACTTTGGACTAACCCCAGCTGGAGTTTTTGCACAAAAGGTAAGAGGTCGTTGGTTAATTCAATCAGAGATTGTAGCTTTTGATATGGGTATTGTAAGGTTCTCCGAATTACTTAGACAAGAGATTGCAACTAAATATGTAAACTGTGAAGCATTAATATATGGTGATCCAAGTGGTGACTTCAGGGCGCAAACAGATGAAAGCACACCATTTCAAATACTTAGAGGTGCTGGACTAAGAGCAATACCAGCACCATCTAATGATGTATCTCTTAGAATAGAGTCTGTTAATAAATCATTAATGAAAATGGTAGAAGGTATTCCAGGATTTTTAGTTGACTATCGTTGTCGTCAAATCATTAAAGGCTTTGAAGGTGGATATCAGTATAGAAGATTACAAGTATCAGGAGAAAGATTCGCAGACAAACCTGATAAGAATATGTATTCTCATATTCACGATGCACTACAATACTTAATGCTTGGTGCTGGAGAAGGTAGATCAATCATTGGAAACAATAAACCATTGCGATCCTTTAATGCTAAACCTGAATTTGATGTATTTCGTCGACGACCAAAAGCGAGAAGAGAAGGTCTATGGTCACGGATGTAGTTAAGTTAAGATTGTTTTTAACAGTATATGGTTTAGCTATGTACCATTTTTGTGCGTGGCTAAAGTCATTTGAATGGAGTATCGAAAATTATGTGTTTTTTTAAAAGTCCTAAAATGGTAATGCCTGAACCCAAAGTCGATCCTGAAATCGAAAAGCAGAAGGCTGAAGAAAAGAAAAGACAAGAAGCCGAAAAGAAAAAACAAGAAGAGTTTAAAAAGAAAACATCTGCTGGTCAGGTTGGTAAACGCTCACTTATATCAGGTCAATCAGGTGGCATTGGTTATTATAAGGACCCAATGTAATGGTAGAAATCAATACAGTTATTCCTTTAAATACTGGCTCTGATAAACCAGTTGACTCTTTATTAAGAAGATATGAAAGAGCTAAATCTCACAGAGATAATTGGACATCTTTATTTGAGGAGTGTTATGAGTATGCGTTACCACAGAGAGAAAGTTTCTATGCTGAGACTCCAGGTCAAAGACGAGACGATAAAATCTTCGACGAAACTGCTGTGGTCGGAGTTCAAGAGTTTGCATCAAGACTACAGTCTGGTCTTGTTCCAAACTTCGCAAGATGGGCTGACTTTGTTGCTGGATCAGAAGTTCCTGAAGAGCAAAGAGATGAAGTCAATTCTCAACTGCAAGGAGTAACAGATTATGTTTTTGAGATTTTACAGAACAGTAATTTTGCTCAAGAAGTCCACGAGTCATTTCTTGATTGTGCAGTTGGAACTGGTGTCCTCTTATGTGAAGAAGGTGATGCAGTTAATCCAATTAGGTTTTCAGCGATTCCATTACCACACGTTGTCTTGGATGTCGGTCCTGACGACAGAGTTGATTCCGTTTATAGAGAACGTCAAATCAGGGGTGGACAGCTTTTGGTTGCGTATCCGAAAGCTATTCTTCCAGAAAAATTAAGAGAAGTAGTAAGTAGAACACCTGAAGAAAAAAGAAAAGTACTTGAGATTGTTTATAGAGATTATTCTAAAGTTAATGTTATGGCTCATAAGTATTGCGTTATTGACCTTGAGACTAAATCAAAGATTTTAGATGAGCAGTATGAGGGTGTTGGTTCGTGTCCCATAATAGCATATCGCTGGTCGAAAGCATCTGGGGAGGTGTATGGGAGAGGTCCACTTATCAATGCCCTCAGTGCAATCAAGACTACTAATCTAACAATAGAACTTATTTTAGAAAATGCACAGATGGCAATATCAGGTATCTATCAGATGGAAGATGACGGAGTAATCAATCCTGATAATGTTTCTCTTGTGCCTGGAACTGTAATTCCAAAGTCACCTGGCTCTGCTGGATTACAACCTATACCTACTGCTGGAAGGTTTGATGTTGCTGACTTAGTATTAAATGATATGCGTAATAATATTAAAAGAGCATTGTACAATGATATGCTTGGTGATCCAAACAGAACACCAGCAAGTGCAACAGAAGTTGCAGAAAGAATGGCTGACTTATCAAGAAGGATTGGTTCTGCATTTGGTAGACTTCAAGCTGAAATGGTAACACCAGTATTACAAAGAGTTATATATATTTTAAAGAAACAAGGTCGTATTGAAATGCCGACTATTAATGGCAGAGAAGTAAAAGTAAGATCAGTTTCACCTTTAGCTATGGCTCAAGCACAACAAGATATAGTTTCCGTCGACAGATTCTTAGAGTTAGTTGGTGGCAGATTTGGACCACAGATGATTAACTTGTTAATAGATAGTGAAGAAACATCTATACATCTAGCAAGAAAGTTTGGTGTTCCTGATAATCTCATAAGAGATAAAGCAAGTCGTGAAGAGATAATTAGAATGACAGCACAGATGGCTCAACAACAACAACAACCTATGATGGAGCAAGAATAATGTTTATAGACCCAAAACAAATGCCAAAAGAAATGAAACAAGAACTAAA